GCACATACGTCTTGTGTCATCGTGTTAACAGATGGTGCTGAAGCCGTAGGTGGTGCTGATTTTATATCTGAGTTTGTAGTATTGTTAGTTGTTGAGGTAGATTCAGAACCGGATTGATATGTTGTTGTAGCAGTTGATGTATAACCACCTTCAATTGCTGTGTTAGATCCTGATGTATTCGTTTGTGTTGAACCTGGATAAGCTGGTCCTACCCATGTTATTAAACATATTAATACAATTAATATACCTGTAAAATAATAGTTCATCCTGCCAATCTCCATTATTTTTGTTTAACCTCGTTTTCGTATGACATATCTGTGCCGTAATCTTTTTCTTTTTTATATGTTCTTTTGCATCCGCAATTATCACACGCACATAATCCATATTCATCTGAGTGTAAGTCTCCATCACAGTGACAATCATGATGACATTTTTTACACTTTGTCATTAGAAAATAATCTCCTCCAACGTCTTCTAATTGGTTTTACAATCCATCTTCTAATCCATTTTTTAATCATTTTTTTTCTCCTCTATCTCATAAAAGAACTTATCAGTATCTTCTGTTTTCCATTTACCAGAGTCTTCTACATTCCACTCTGATGTTTGCACTTTCCAATCTGGAATATCCTCTTTCACAGTGAAAGAAGGTAAATCCCATATACATCTATTGTTAGGTTGTGCTGCATAATTACCATCATCTAATGCAATTATGTGTGCGCACTTATGTTCGTGCGGTATCTCAGAATGTTCGACGTCAAGTATATTAGACTCTGGATGTGCAAAGTCAACCGTAAATAAATATTTACCGTGATGCCATTTCTTGTCTTTACCAATATACTTACCTGATGTGCCGCCTAGAAGATCCCAAATATGAACAGCAGGATAATAGCTAAAACAATTCCATAACTGAAGTTCATCAAGTCTACGTTTCGGAACACCTTCCGGTCTAAAACCTCTCTGTATGAAGGCAGATATCGGGAGACGATAAAAGACAGCGCCATTCTCCATAATCGCATGGAATAAAATAGCACGGCCTGCAATAGAGCTAAGACCAAAGATAATACAGTCTTCAACCTCTCCGTGATGAGCTTTAAGATCATATAAATATTCTTTTCTGATTTGTGCGTATGTTACTGGTATATTAGCATTTAAGTACGCCATGCATAAATTAGTTTACTAAACTGATTATTATAACAATTGCAACAACTGCACCAATAGCTATTTTTTTATTAGCTAATACTAGTGCCCATATTTGTTTTACTTTGTCCATAGTTTCCTCCTAGGTTAATCGTAAATATCTCCCCAACTATCTCCAGATTCATAATCTACTTTATTAGGGATCTTTAACTTAACAGCATTTTCCATAATCTCAATAATTTTTTTAGCCTGATTGCTTGATTCAACAGAAATATCTAACTCATCATGTATCTGTATGTGTGGCACAATACCTTCTCTATATAAATCCAACATAGATTGTTTTGTCATGTCAGCTGCACTACCTTGTATTAGTTTATTTAATGCTTTGTAAGTCATAGCTCTTCTTATGTTTGCTTTTGTAGCTTTAGGATATTTTTTAAAGTATGCTGCTTCTGCATCTGCTTTACTCATTGGTGCAACAAACTTACCATTGTTCCATTCTGCTATCTCCCATTTATCAAACCTACATTTTCTACCACCAAATGTTTTTATGTATCCAAATGCAGCACCATCTCTTGATATTGCATCCATAAGATCTTTTACAAAAGGCACACTGTCATGATATTTATTAAATAGTTTTACTGCTTCTTCTTTTGTAGACAAACCTAACTCTGCTTGTAGTTTAGCTTTACCCATTCCATAAAATAATCCAAGGTTAATTGTTTTAGCTTGTGTTCTTGATATGTTAGCCATGTTTGCAACAGTTTGATGGAAGTCTACTGTATTGTTTTGAAACCTTTCTACAATTTCAACTACTTCTTCATCGCCTTTAAATTTTGTAGCTGCATAGTGCACAACTAATCTTGGTTCTTGCTGACTGTAGTCAAAGCATCCCCACTTGTGATCGTGTTCTGGTATAAATAATGATCTAATCATTGGTCCTAGCTGCTTGTTCCTTGCTGGAATTTGTTGAAGGTTAGGATTAGAATATGAAAATCTACCTGTTACCGTACCTCCACTATCCCCTCGAATAGGGTTAATATCCGCATGTATTCTTCCTTTATATTGATACTTAATTATAGTGTCTATAAATGTGGTATGAGCCTTGTTTATTTCTCTAGCTTTTGCTATTCTCTGCACAACAGGATTTTTATGCTCTTGTAAAAAATTTTTAGTAAAGGAGGGAGCTTTTGTTTTTGCGGTTACTTCATAATCTAAATTTAATTTATCAAAGACTTTGGCAATGCTTCTTGCTGCCCATATTTGAGGTTCTATTCCTGTTTCTTTTTTTACTTCTAGGAGTAACGTTTCTTCTTGTGATGCTAATTGTTTCTTTAGTTTATGAGCAGCTTCAACGTCTACGCGTACTCCCTTAAATTTCATATCAATTAAACACGGAAACAATTGTGTTTCAAGATCAAATACTTTTGTAAGATCCTGTGCTTTAATTTCTTTAGATAATCTTTTAAATAAACTTAAAGTTAACTCTGCATCTTTTTCTGCATAAGACCCTACATACATTGCAGGTAGTTTCCACATTTCAGCTTTAGCATCTATGCCTGCTTTATCAGCTGCAGCTCTTAATGCTGTTTCATCTTTTACTTGATTAAGATAATCTAGAGATAAACTGTTTAATGAATACCAAAATCTATTTTCATCGATAAGTGATGCCATGACCATTGTATCAACAATATGGCCATTTATTTGCACTCCGTATGCCTTTAACCAACACACATCATACATTGCGTTATGAAATAATTTAACACATGGCAATGCACATACTTCTTTTATCCATCGCATTACTACAGCCTCATCAAAAAAATTTCCTTCTTTATGTCCAAAAGAATAATACCCTGACCATCCTTCTACGGCTACGGCTATTCCTACAATTTCTCCTTCGCCAACTAATGCACCAGAACCTTTAGACTTTAGACCTGGATCTCTTGTTTCTAAATCGATTGCTATGTATTTGTGCTCTTTAAGATCCGGAAAAGATTCTGGACTTATCCATTCCGTTTGAGCCTCAAACATCATTTAGTTATTCCCCATGAGTTTGGTTTTTCTTTTTTTACTTCTTTTGGTTTTTCTGGATAGTCTCTATCGATTGCCATATCAATGTAATGTTTAGCTTTAAGTAAGTCTTCTTTCTGATTTTTCTGTTTGTGACGACACAAATATTTTATAGCGTTTCCCTCTGCAAAGGGCAAGTTGTTTTTGTTTATGAACTCTGATGGCTGTATCACCATGGATCTATAATGAGTTCCTCCTACTTGTTTTTTATATATGTCGCTCATACTATTGGTTCTCCTATTATGTAATGATAATCTGACGATGGTTGCATTATATGTAAATTTTCTTTTGCTCTTGTTGTGCCTACATAAAATAATCTATGTTCAGGATCTGGATCATCATATGCTGCTCGATAAATAAATTCATCTTGTCCTTCAACACCATAGTCTGTAAACAAACATATGTTTTCACATTCTTTACCTTTTGAACCATGTAAAGTAAGCAGTTGTATATTTGATTTATCCATTAAATTGTCCCCTCTTTCTAATAACGTTTGCATATATTCTTTCGTGTCCTCTGGAATATGTAATTGTTTCCAATCACCTTCTATTAATAAACCATGATCTTTTTTTAATTTTTGTAAGTCTACACTCGTCTCTCGCTGCACCGTTTTACCATCAGAGTAACCTCTTGCTACATGCCCTTTCTTAACCACTAGATGTGCGTAAACTTTTTCAGCTTCTTCAGAAGAAACAGAAGCTCCTTGATTTAATCTTGTCCAAATTCGATAGACTTCTAATATAGAGTTAGGTAAATGTTTATTTGTTTTACCACTAAACCTCATGCCTAAAGAATAAAAATGCTCTGAAATATTAAGTAATAACTTGTTTGTTCTGGCCAATATCATCCACTCACCTTTAGAAAAATCAATCTCCTCTAGTATTTGATTGTAATAAACCACGCCCTCCGCATCTCTTGGTATCCATTTTTTCTTTATTCTAACACCAAGTCTATCTAATATTTTAACAGCTTCTTTATGCACAGTTCTTGGAACCCTTCGTGATATTTCTTGATCATCTCTCTCTCCTTCTTGTAACATAAAGCAATTAGGATCTGCTCCTTGAAACCCATAGATAGTTTGATCATCGTCTCCTGCCATATAAGCTCTCTTGCAATTAGATTTTATATAATCAAAACATTTCCATTGATGTGGACTAAGGTCTTGGGCTTCATCGAGGAAGATGACATCGAGTGGAGGACATCTTTCTTCCTCGACAAACTTGTTGATCATATCATAGAATTCAATCATCTTAGATCCTTCTTTGTATAATCTTAAATCTGTTTCTAATTGTATTGTTGTATCTACATCTACATCATGATGTTTTTGTAATTCAACCGTTGCGCTTTCTAAAGAAATTAATTTAGATCTTGCATATTGTATTATTTCTAAATGTTTATTTTTATACATTGGATTACCTACTGCATCAGGCTTTGTTTCAAAAGATATGTTAGCCCACTCTGGATACTCTTGTTTAAATCTATTCCATTTTTTATTTTTAAGTAAGTAGATGTTTGTATCTATACCGCATTCGTCTTTACCCATTTTATGCATAGTAGATATATGTTTTAATTTTTTGTCAGGAAATAATTCTGAAATTCTTTCTTCTGCTTCTTCTGCTGCAGCCTTACTGAATGTAATATATATTATTTTTTGTGGGTCAGTATTATAATCATTTAATTCTTTTTTTAAATAGTGATTTACTAGTCTGTATGTTTTACCTGTTCCAGGTGGTCCCATTATTTTTTTTACTATAGCCATGGTGATTTTTCTATTTTAGTTGTTCTTGGATTTGGTCTTTCTAGTTTAATGGTAGGCATCTTTAATAATCTAATTGTTTTTGTACCAACTTTAGGTGATGTTTCTTCTGCTTCAAATAAAGATTGTAATAGTCTTACTGTCTTTTGTTTAGGGTAAGTTCTTTCTGCCCACGATTTAGTTTTTAATAAATACTTCCAAAAATCTTTAAATTTAAAATAAGTAAAACCATCGGTATCTGTAAAAGCAATACCTCTCATAACATCTTTTAATTCTTTACCTGGGGTTTTATTTATATAGTCTGCTAGTATTTCTTTTAGCTGCACATCTAGTTTAGATGATGCTGGCGCAGGAATAGTTTCTAAATTAGCAAATAATTTTATAAGTAGCCTTCGCCACATATGTTTTGGCACAGGCATCATTGGTTTACCTATTTGATTCATACACGCCAAAGAAAACTTTTCTGGATCGTGTAGTGTTGCATCATCTACTTCAACACTTTCACCATCAATAGATGCAAAGTATATTGGTGGATCAGAATCATACTTTCTAATCTCTGTAATTTCTGGTGTAGGAGCATTATCGCCTACGCCAAATTGTTGTAGTGCACACTTTTTAGCATCACAAAAACTATGTATCGGCTCATCTTTACATTTATAATTATACTCTTTACTATCTAAAGAACCTATTAAAGTATTTATTTCTGTTGCATCTAACGGAGGAGTCATAAATTGTTTGTTGTAAGTAAACATATAACTTTGCCATTCTTCTTTATCTGGATATCTTTTCTTTAAGTAAACTCCAACATTATACATACAGTTGTTTCTTTGACCATCTGGTACACCATCACTTAATAACGTAATTAAACAAGGAGGCATTCCTTTGAAAAGATCTGTTTCTTCTTTTTTGTTTTCTATTTTTAAATTATTTAATTGTTCGCCTGTTAAAGCTATTTCTTCATGTAGTTTAAAAAATTCATCTATCTTTAAAACATTACCATCTAAATTATATGCATATCTAACTGTTCTTTCATTTGCATGATAAGGTAAGTTTAAGAAACTACCTGTGTCTCCACGATCTACTCTTATATAGTCTTGTTTGGGAAATATTTCTGCACCTGCAAATCCCATTGCAGATGCGATAAGTTTTAGTTTTACTCTCATTACTGTTGCAGGAACAAATTCTTTTGTAAATAAAAATGCGTGTGCTCCACCTGATTTAGATCTACAGACAATTATAGGTATACTTTTTTCTTTTAATTTTAATATAAATTTTTTATGATCAAATGGATAGGTATCGATATCAATACATCCCCATTTACATTTGTTTTCTTTGTTAATTGGTACAATGCCTAGTGCAGGATCTTTACCTTCTAGGTGCTCTCTCCATAATTTTTTAGTTACAGGATTTGATATTGTAAATGATTTAGTTTTATGTTTACCTTTTTCGCTGAATTGATCTGTTTTTACGGTTTGACCGTAAGCACTGTTTAAGCCTTCAAATATATTTATAAATTTATCTAATTCAATCATTTCCACTCAGTAGCGTAGGCAGCCTCAGTCTCCCTCGGCCGCCTACTATTCACACTATTTACCGGATAAACTAGTGTAAAATTTCTTAGCACGTTCGTATAAAGCAGAGTCTTTGACTTGACCCTCTTTAACGACATTGTAACCGTACCATTGATTACCTTTACCAGAATTTAAAACAGTTGTTAGTTTATAAGAGTGGCTAAATGATGGTGGTGTATAAGAACCATTCTTTCCATCAAGTGAAATGGACATCATCATAGAGTTCCATTTCCTGCTTATCTTACCTTGAGATGAACTCATGGATATTAAAGCTTGTTCAGCTCCCCCATCATCTCCAACAACCATTACATAGTGTTGACCAACAGTTAAAATGTAATTACCATTTTCTAATCTGTCTTTACCACCACCATCTTTAGTTGTTGATTCTAGAATGTCTGACCCATCTGGAAAAATGTTTTCTGGTCTACCAGAACCTGTTCCAAAGTCAGCCCATTCTTGGTACTCTAACTTATAATGACATGGAATAACCGATACCCCATTTGCTCCATCATACAGTTTTTTAGTAACCGTATTTAAAAGCATACCAGGTTCTGCACCATCAACGTAATTTTGGTTACGTTTTTGTGCTTCCCCAGAGCCATTCTGTAAAAGTTTTAAGATAGGTAAAGCCAAACTAGTTGTCTTCACATTCTCAAAACCCGACGCAGCATCATCTTCAAATAATATAGATGAAGGTAAGCCCGCCTCTTTCTTTATCGCTACTTGTTTCTCGTCACTCATTTCTATCTCCTTGTTATCTTTGTACTGTTACCCGCGTAAGTTTTAAATAAGTCAGAGGGCATCTCATGTCCAGCTTCAAGACGCTCCCTGACTACTGCTTTAAGTGTCATGGCATGAACCCCTATCTTCTGGACTGGTTCATATCCTTGACCTTTTGCAAGGTCTGCGTAAACGCTCGCCTTGTTGTCTTCGCCTCGACCAAAGGTAACGGTAATATCATTTTTAATAATATCACCTAAGTCGTTGTCTCGAAGCCATTGAAAAGCTTGTTCCTGATGTTCAGGTTGAATAGCAGCACTATAGAATTTTTTTATTTCTACAGACTCACCATCCTTAAGCTTTAATTTTGTAATATGCATTTCTTCCATCATCGCTGGTATTTCAAACTGCGATAATACTTTAGCTTGCTCTTTAAGTTTAGAAACACTTTGCTCTGCATTTGCAATCTCGTCTTCTAATTCTTTTAGCTTTATAACTTTATCTGATAAACTTTTTGCTGTATCAGCTTGTGTTACAGATTGTACTCTATCTTGTTCATAGTCTATTTTGCTCATCTATTTCACCTCTTTCATGTATGTTAAACTCAGTTGAATAGTACATCTTTTCCTGCCTATCCCAAGTTAACGTTTTATACTTTCCATTGTTAATATCACACGCAACAGCAATTGCCAAACCTATAACTTTTGGATCTCCAGATAAAAGTAAATAATCTTCATCAGAAAAATCTTTTAACAAACGTCTAAGTTGATAAGTTATTGGTCCTGGACTTCTTACGATTTGTGTATCTTCACGAAGAAGAACTTTTATCTGACCAAACTTTTGTGCGCCAACAATATTATATTTTGGACGACCTATTTTTGTACCAGGAACTTCTTGTAGCAGATAAACTATCGGCTCGCTGTTTAATGTTTTTTCTTTCATGCTTGACAATATAATCTTTTACATTTATATTGTCAACTAGAAAGAAGAAATAAAATGATAAATTATAAATTTAAGACTAAGCCTTACGCACATCAATTAACTGCGTTAGAAAAGTCTTGGGAAAAACAAGTTTACGCTTATTTTATGGAAATGGGTACAGGTAAATCAAAGGTATTAATTGACAATATATCAATGCTTTACGACAAAGGTAAGATTAATGCTGCCTTAATTATAGCTCCAAAAGGAGTATACCAAAATTGGCATGATTCTGAGATACCTACACACTTAGTAGATCACATAGATAAAAAAATGGTTTTGTGGCAAGCCATGATTACAAAAACACAAGAAAAAAAATTAGATACTTTGTTTGAATCAGGAGAAGAATTACATATTTTAATTATGAATGTAGAAGCTTTTTCTACTAAAAAAGGCGTAGCGTTTGCTAGTAAATTTTTAAATTGTCATAATACATTAATTGCAATAGATGAATCTACCACTATTAAAAACCCTGGTGCTAAACGTACGAAAAATATTTTAGCTTTATCTAAACAATCTAAATACAGAAGAATACTTACAGGTTCTCCTGTAACTAAATCACCATTAGACTTATATACACAATGTCAATTTTTAGATTCTTGGTTACTAGGACATGCTTCTTATTATGGTTTTAGAACTAGATACGCCGTAATGCGTAATGCAAATTTTAGCGGCAGGACTGTACAGATTGTTGTTGGCTATAGAAATTTAGCGGAACTATCTTCTAAACTAGAACCTTTTTCATACAGAGTATTAAAAGACGATTGCTTAGATTTACCTGAAAAAACATTTATTAAACGTATAGTACAACTAAGTCCAGATCAATCTAAACTATATTTACAGATGAAAGAAAAAGCGCTTGCAGTATTGAATGGTAAGATGGTTAGTACAACAACTGTAATGACTCAACTTATGAGACTACAACAGATAACATGTGGGCACTTTACTGCTGATGATGGCTCTACTCAAGAGATACCTAATAATCGTATAGACGAACTAGTAGATGTACTAGGTGAGATTGAAGGTAAAGTTGTTATATGGGGCCATTGGCAAAAAGATATGACACAGATAATAAAATCAATAGTTAAAGAGTATGGAGAAAAATCTGTTGTAGATTATTATGGTTTAACACCTAAAGAAGAAAGACAAAGTAATATAAATAAATTTCAAAACGATCCAGAATGTAGGTTCTTTGTAGGCACACCTGCAACGGGTGGTTATGGTATTACTCTTACGGCTGCATCAACCATGATTTATTATTCTAATGGTTATGATCTTGAAAAGAGAACACAGTCACAAGCCAGAATAGATCGTATTGGACAGAAATATCCTATGACTTATATTGACATAATTTGTAAAGATACTGTTGATGAAAGAATTGTAAAAGCTCTTCGTAAAAAAATTAATATAGCTAGTCAGGTTATGGGCGAAGAACTTAAAGCTTGGATATAGGAAATTGTAGGACTTACGTATAAGCGCTAAAATTTATAAAATTTTCATTGAAATATGAAAGATAACATATGCCATGCCTGTAATTAAAGCACCGGTAGTTATTAATAAAATACTTTCTACTCTATTAATTTGTTTTTCTAATTTTAAAATTTTATCGTGAGTTTGCTTTTGCATTATTCTGCAA